CCACCTCTTCCTGCATCATTTTGTGCAGCTCTTTTTCTGCGAGTTGCACTTTCTTTTTCTTTTTTACTCATTCCAGCGGCTTTTGCAGCAGGAACACATTTGGCATAACCTTTTTTTTCTCCCGAAGTTCCGCATGGTGGGTGTTTGCCATCGACTTTTTTGCCGATGTTTACCCACTTTTCTTTAAACCATTTATCTAAATCTTCGTTCATCTATAAGAGTTTCAATATATAAATATATAAAAATTATCGAAGTAACCAACTTAAATTTTCAACCTGACCTTTACCCACTTCCATTTCATATGGATTACGGTGTGATTGCCAATTGGTTGAATAAACATTAGTGTTATTTTGTATAGTTGTGGAGTTCAACATACTCTTTGTTAAATCAATTCCCTCTTGCCTCAACCTTAATGCGGTATTACGAACCCATAATCCAATTGCTAATGCCATCGTTAAATCATCATTATACCCTTTCATAGCTTCCGCCCTACCATTATACCATATAAACGTAAATAACTCGTCAATTAAGCGTTGTGAACGAATTAATATATCTTTATCATTCATGTATGTATCCAATGCTGAAATGATAAGAGGACGGGTTTTGGATGTAGTAGAAAATCCTGCAACCATCTGTCTCTCGTCTCTATAAAATTTATTGCTTATTTGCTTTTCAACATCAATATATTTCAAATCGTTACTCATATAGAATAAGTTTGAATAATTTCTATCTATAATTTGCTGAATACATGCCCATCCAACATTAGAGTTTTCTACAACTAATAGTGCATTATTATATTCGGTTGCCAATGCGGTTAGAAAATTGCCAAAATCTTTTGTATCAATTTTTCCTTTATATTCCGCTACCTGTGAACAATCCTCAATATCAATAATCTGCGCAGTTGAAAAGTCGGCACCATCTCCACGCGCAACATCGGCTACGACCATATACTGCCTATTGTAGTTAGGATGTTCCCACACCCACAAATTACCATCAAATCCTCGCTTTTCAGCCGGCTCCATCACATAGGTATCTTTATACCAAGTTAATAAATCCGGTTCAATTACCGTATCACCAGAACCGACAAAATCGCAGTCGCATTCCTGCGAAGCTCCTTTTGCCCCTAAAATACGAGTCTGCTCATCTCTCCAAGCCTGATTTCTTTCTGGGTGAACTGTCCAATGCAGATTGATACAATTAAATCCGTTTTGACCGGATTCGCCTGCTACCCAAGTTTTATGGAAAAAGTTACCCACACCATTTGGTGTAGAAAGAATAATAGCACTACCACCCGTTGATAGAGTTGATTGAGCGGATAACCATATATCATCTATATCCCTAATGAATGCCGCTTCATCGACTACTAATAGGGATAATGCTTCCGAACGACCTGCATCTGGAGAAGATGCGATTGCTTTTACTTGAGAACCATTTTTTAATTTAAGTGATAATTTGTTATCTTCCACTGCGGCAGATGAACCATCTCTTAGCCATATTGGAAGTAAATCGTGCATAACCCTAACCTTTTCTACGAGGTTTTTAGCTACTGTTACTTTTGTTGCAATAACCAATGCATTGAAGTCCTGATTAAATATCATTTTCCAAAGTATAAACCCCGCCGATAATGTTGATAATCCTAATTGACGAGATTTTAATATAATATTAAATCGGTTTTCTTTAAAATCGGTTAAGCAATCTTCTTGGAATGTATATAAATGAAATGGTATTTTACCACGAGTCGGGTGCTGTATAACGCAATACTTTTTCATAAAGTGTATCGGGTCTAACGCACATTTTTTATACTCATCGGCAATAATTTGTTTTAAATTCCTAGTATTCTTTTGAACCGTATTACTCATTATCTTTTATTTCTAATTTTCCAATAGGCTCCACCTTTAATATATGGTGAAAATGTACCTGTTGTTCCATCGGTTGTTTGATTATTAATACCGATTCCTAAATTATATATTTTGTCTTTTTTGGTATTAATCAAAATTCCAGCTCCTATTGAACTAACAAAATCTGCTTTGTTAAATCCACCCTCTAATCCATAAAATAGTTTAGTTTTGGGTAGCTCTTTAACAATAGTAGTTTCTTTAACAATTCGTTGCTTAACACTTGCATTGAAAGTTCTACCGAATATTTTATTTTGCGAAATAGTATCAGTTATCGACACCGTTCCTAATGAATCGGGCAATATTAATACATCCTTATATAATATTTTTGAATAATAATCTTTTAATAATGCAGCTGTATCAATAATTGTAGGTATATGTATTTCCTTTTCAACAATTACTTCGTGATATATATCTTCACCTCGTTTTGTTATAACTTTGGTTTTAACTACATCTATTGTATCAATTTCATGTTTGATAACTTCGTATGATTTACCCTCTATTCTAATGGTTCTTCCACCTGGCATAATACCAATCGGATTAAACCATTGTAATAGACAATATATAATCAATACTACAATTGCAATATTTTTAAAATTCAAAAATTTTTTCATAAGTTTTATTATTTTATAAGTTCTGGGTGATTGAGTTCACGTAACTTATCTTCCAATGCAACTTTCCTCTCTAATAAAGCCTCAATTGCTTCGGATGCTCCATTTATATCGGTTTGTAAATCTTCTTTTACTTTTTCAACATCAATATCATAATGCCATTTCTGAATTGTCCCATCTTCATTAACAAATTCCAACGTATCACTTACTCCACGCAATCCTTCTTCGAACTGTGCTTTTAAATCTCTAACGTATGCAAGTTGATTATTTGTTATCTTATAATCCTCATAATATGGATACGTTCCATCTTCTTTTAAATAGGTTTCCATCTTTGCTAAACAAGTGGCACATAGTCCCGTTTTTCTAATTAATTTTTTATCCGCATTACTATATTTTATAGTTTTGCATCCCGCTGATTGGCAATTATTTAATTTTTGCAAATAATTCCTAACATCATCTAATTGTGATACTGATATTTTGTATCCATCTTTCTGCTCCCACTCTTTGCCATCGCCATCTGTCCAAATTTCGCCAACTTCTCGTTTCCGGTCTACTTCTTTTTCATATCCAAACGTAGATTGATTATCATCGGTTCTACCAAATACCGTATCTATAATTAGTTTACGTGATTTGTGAATATGTTTGTTTTTTTCTTCAAAACTTTTTCTCTTTGCCATATTATAACATATTTAATTTAGTTATATATATCAAAATTATTCGTAAAAAATACCTAAAAGTTGGTTAATACTCGCAAATTTTCCTGTTAGTTTCAAAACTGTGCCATTGTAAACAAAGACAATACCTTCAATTGGAACTAAATTTTCAAATCCACCAATCGATTGTATTCGTTTTAATTCCAATTTAAGTTTTTCAATTTGTTGAGGAGTTCCTTTACTTTTAACGGTGTCTATCGTACTTTTTATACGTGATATTATTTGCTTATTAGCTTCCGCTGGACTGACAGTTAGAACGGATTCCATAAATTGTAAAACATCCGCACCAACTCCTAAGAAGATTTCTTCAAACTTCATTATGTTATCTTTTGCAATTTTTGCTTGGTCATTTTTATCAACTGAATTCGCCCAATTTCTTAATTTTTCATCGGAAATAGCCGCTATTCTAAAATTCTTATCTCCAAATGCCCATCTCCTAATTAATCCAATCTTTTCTTCCGAATTTAATTTATCTGCATGTTTGTTTACATAATCCTCCCACCAAGCTTGATGATAATCTGCTACTCCCGATGAATCGGATAACTTAAATTCATTTTGGAGTTTAGATATCATACTCATATATTTGGGTTGTAGTTTTACTAAATCCTCATTTTTGGGCAATTTGACTATCGGTGGTCCTTGTATAGTGTAATACGATTGAACATTTTGATTTATTTGTTTAAGCATACCACCGAGCATTCTAGCTGAATCTCGATTTTCTCCAACAGCTTCGCCTTTTTCATTATATTCCATTGTTCCATGAAATACCAATAATGGTTGCCCATATGGGATTACATTTACAGATGTTGGATATATTACTTCCAAATTCATAAAGCAAGCCCCATCTTTGAATATTTTATTCCGTTGTGCGGTTGATAATGCTGATATGGCTTTTGATAAATCTTGCATAGCAAAATTATATGCATCGGTTAATCCACCCCTACCTGCAAACTTACTCGCAACTTGTTCGATATCCATAGCATTTTCTCCTTTATTCTTTAAATGCGATTTGTTACGAGCCGCAACCAATTTTCCGTTTATCCAAGATACGGCGAGAGCCTGTCCATCTGTGTTATGGACCAATATATCATTCGCGTAATAGCAAGAAAATCCATCCACTTTCAAATCATATCTAATTTGTTCTTTATTTATTTTTTTTATTGATTTAATTTTCATATTTTATTCTAATAAATTTACAATTTAATAACTCTTCTATTTTACTCTGCCGTAGTATATCTTTCTTTTTAAGCGAACCATCTTTATTAAAATGGTGAGATTCATCAATCTCAATAGCAACATTTTTTTCTAAATCATATCCATCCAAATAATACCCAAGTCCCTCAACATAATATTCACCACCATTTTCGGCATGTTGAAAATTATATCCATGTAGATTGCCATACTCCTCTATAATTGGTATAGCATTTACATTATAGTTTGGAAACAAAGATTTAAATGCTCCAGAATTTCGTATCTTTTCTTTAACATCCGTATGTTGAAATACATTGTCTACTCCGTATTTTTCTTTAACAGTTTTATTTCGTTTTTCATATGATACAGTTCCCTTACTCAATGGATTTATCGCACCATACTTTTTTAAATTAGTTTTTTCAATCCTATTTTTATACCCACCCATATAATGCGATTGTTTAACATTTCTAACGGGTATATTTAATCTTTTCAATTGTTTATTTATTATAGTAGATGAACTCCACCCGCTTTCATTTGCAATTTGTAAAGCAGATTTACCGTTTAACACATATTCTTCATATAAAAAATCATAATTAAAAGTAGTATCTCTCCACTCTTTATATTTTTTACAATTTGTTATATGACCATTCATACTGTTTTTCCCAACAATTTCAATTTCTTTTTCACAATATTTACACTTCTCAATCATATTTATATTTTTTATCTACATATAAATATAAATTTTGTGAAAAAACCGATGGTTGTTAAACAATTTTTAATTCCATATCTTCCGTTAAATCTTTTGCTTCAACATATCCAATTCCCTCTACATACATTCTATGATTGGGGGTTACTTGTATGGTTTTGCCATCCTCTAATTCAATTTCCAACCACTCATCGGTAATATCATTATTAAAAGATGCCATAACATCCATATATTCATTTTGACCGGTTTCTTCATTAAATGATAATACTTTATCATTTACATTGTTATCTACAAATTCTGCAATAGTCATATCACCATTCTTTTCGGTATGAATTACAGTATCGCCCGATATACACTTTTCTCGAGTAATCCCCAATTCGCCAACAAGTGCGTTTTTAACAATATTCTTTAAATCACCAAATGTTAAATTGATTTCAGTATCAAACGGATGATGCATATGTCCGTATGCCCCGCCCTCTAATACCAAATTTCTATTTTCATTTATAGATTTCCATAATATGTTAGAAAATTCGGAATACACAAATTTATCAATCAGTGTATTTTCTAATTTTTTAAACTTCGCAGATTGGTCTTTTTTTCCGGAATACGCATCCTTTTCGGTTTCTAATTTTATCTGATGCGTTAGCTCATGTATAATCGCAAATTCCGGGTCACTCATCCTATTTACATCAAATGAAATGTAAAGAGGTTTCATTGATTTGACATCATAAGTTAATGCTGCACCACCTTTGCCAACATTACCAAATTTTACAGGTAACGGAGATATTTTTAAAGATTTACATAATGCCTCATAATATGCTTTTATTGATTTGGGGTCATGTATTGCCTCATTTATTGATTCTTTTTTTAACTTATCAATTTGTTTTGTACGTTTATCAATCTCTGCTCTAACCTTTAATTGTGCCGGCGAATTTGGCACCATTTTAAATGCCTTTTTATATAATGATATAAGTTCCTTTTGTAAATCCCCTACATTTTCACTAATTCTGATGGGAAATGTATGTGGTCTATTTATAGATTCGTATATATTTGTATTACGTCTACCATAATCTCTTAATAATATACCAGCAGCTGCATTTGCTTCATTTTCGATATCAGAGCCGGTATCACCATCTTTAATTCCACCGATTCTACCATCTTTCCGTTGCTTCAAATGAACCAATTCGTGTGCCAATGTTCTAAGTATATCAACTATATTTCTGTTATTTCCAGCATATATAAATATATTATCGGTTTCTGGATTATACCCACCGAAAGATTTTACTGTTTTTGGAAAATTTTCATCGTTTATAAGTTCTATTTTGTTTGGCAACGATTCCAATTCCAATCTTTCTGTTGCAAATTTGATGAATTCGCCTATAATACGTCCTTTACTTTTTTTTACAGTTGGTGTATTTCTATTTTCAAATTGATAGGTTGGATTTGAACTCATAAAATTATCCTTTCTCATTACAGTTTTTGCTATAATTTTGTTAGCTTGTAGCATAAATGGTATATTGATATTAGTTCTACTATCTTTGGCTACTATCTGTTGATATTTGGTAAGGAATTCCATAAATTTCTTTTTATTTCTTCCCAATCTTTTAAAATATCCAGTCAATTCTGCCGAAGATATTTCTTTACCATTTCTCGGGTCATTCAATCTATCGAAAAAATGTCTAGCTGTAATAACAACATCCGTTGGGCTCAACTGAGTGTCTGCGTATGCATCGATTTGCCGTAATGTACTCATTGGCATTTCACTCATAGTTCTGAATGTGGTTGCTTGTTTGCCATTTATGGTTGGCATCCCGTGCTGGTCTTTGCCAATATTCTTTACATCAACTTTTTTATTTTTGAATTTGCCCATCAATACGGTATCACCCTTATTGATATCTACATTGATATCTTCTTTTATAAAATCGGTTTCAACATATGTTAGCGTTGGTAGATTTTTTATAGTATATGTTATAGTTCTTTCTTCGGCATCTTCATCTCCAAAAATCGAATCTGCCATTGGAAAGTCGGTTTGAGTATATCCTCCGTTTTTATACCAATCTTCACTTTTTTCGGAATCTAAAATTCTTTTCTTTTTTTTTTTTAAAAATGAACCATCGGGTACGTCGGCAGTATTTGATGCGGTTACACTACTGACTTCATTGACCAAATCGCCAAAATCTTTATTTTTATTATAAGATTTTATAGATTTCAATAATTGCGAATCACTCATTTCAAATGTTTTCATTTTTTCCGCCATTTTACTGACAACATTTTGTATGAATTTTGAGTTATCCATTTCTTCATTAATCAATAAACGTATTTCCAATAGTCCCATAGATACGCCGGCTAATCCAGCTCCACCGGCCGCAGCCTGTGCTCCGCCTAATCCCATAGATTCCAATGCGACGTGTTTAATTGCATCCTTGCCCAAATGTACAGCAAATCCACCTACTCCATGTGTAAATGCACCAACTGCCCCTTGTCCTACCGCAGAAGCGGTTGCCCCTACGCCAGCCCCACCGGCTATTGCTTTTGCACCTGCTGCTAATCCACTACCCAATGCAACACTACCAACTAATAATGCAACATCCAATGCAAAGTGCTTCATATCGTGAATTTGCGATTTACGAGCCTCATCGGAATAGTCCCATTCTCCTGTTTCTTTATTTTTAACAGAACCAACCTTTTTTCCGTTTGCCAATGCCTTAACTCCATCATACGCACCTTCAATCATTTCTGATTTATGCTTCAATACGTGTCCAATTGCTTTGACAACTTTGGTATCAGATGCTTTTTCTACACCATCTTTTAGTGAGTTCATAAATTTGGAACCCTGACGATATTCACCCTTATCTAAGAATTCTTGCTCATTCTTATCCAAATTTTTCATCTCATTAGCTAATGCTGATTTTATATCATTGGATTTATTTTGCTTATCCACTCTATCTTCTGCACTAGATTTTAAATCAGAACCTTTCAATTTTTGTTCAGGCGGTGGACCTGCCGGCTGTTGTCCAGATTTTCCCGTAGGCTCTGCATCAACTTTACCTTGAGCAGTATCTCCTTTTTTAACAGGTTGACCGGGTTGATTTGGGGTTTGTTGTTTTTTGGGTTGAATATCATCTGCGCCATCCACTCCAACTAATTTAGTAGCTTGTATATGTGCTTCATGTTCTTTTGGTAAACGAAGTGCACCCCTTACTGTTATTTTTTTCTTTTTACCATTTGCTGCTGTGTAGGATATTTCCTTATCCATAATCGGATTAGGTTCTTCTTCTAAAAAATATGCATCTATGAAATTATTGGCTTCCAATATTGTTTTCAAAATCTGCTCGGATATAGGGTCGTATGTATATGAACCGTTTGTAGTCGATGTTGAACGAATTTTATCATTTTTCTTTTGCATTCGTTTGACATCGGATTTAGATGGATATCCTTTCATAAACTCCTCTTTAATTAATTTGCTAGTTATCATTTTAAAAATTTCTTTA